ACTGTGGTGCGAGACCCACGACGGCCTCGTCAAGCTCGCTACGCAGCGCTCCAGGCAGCAATCAGAGGCCCAGAGCGCCCAGGAGGCCGACGCCCAGGCGATGCGTGACCTCGATTCGACCGTCCACGCCACCGCGCGGCGCCAGTCGGCCTTCGATCACCGCAACGACGACCACCCCAACCGTGAACAGGACCAGGCGCTGGCCCGCTTCAACGACTCGGTGGCCAGCCTGACCAACACGATCCAGAACTTCAAGGTCCCCGACATCACAGTCCAGCCCGACCGCCAGTCGTCCCCCATGCCGGAGCAGTATCACCACCGGATGCGGCGTCGTACGCTCACCGGCCTGCCCCCGGGCGCCATCTTCATGACCCTCCTCGTGATCATCGTGTGCGTCATTGGTGGCGTCGTGGGCTTCCTGGCCGGGGCCATCTTCGGCGTCATCCTCGCCGCCATGCTGGGCCAGGGCCTCTGGCTGGCCTACCTGTGCGCCTTCGGCGGCACGATCCTGCTGCCCGCCGCCATCTTCTCCTGGGCCCGCTGGGACAGCCACTATCTCAACGGCATGGACCCGCAGTCACGTAGTGACGAGATGTGGCGCCGCGAGTACCGTCGTCGGACCTGGGTCTGGGGCGGTGCGATGGGAAGGAGATGGTGGTGAGCGACGACGAGATGGCACTGATCTGCGCCCTGGTGTCACAACAGCCTCTCGCCCATCCGGGCTCGATCAAGCAGTGGTGCGAGGTGTGCGCCGAGGAGGTCTGGATGTCCGTCGAGGGCCAGACCTTCCGCGCTCGCCAGCCGGTCAAGATCCTGTGCACCGAGTGCGGCGTGGGCATCATGGCGCTGGACCAGGAGGCCCAGATGAAGGCCGTCCCCGGCGCCGAGCGCTACGGGTCCCCGGGACCGGCGATGCGTGACTTCCAGCGCCGCGTCGCTGAGCGCAAGGCCGAGTCGTGAACAAGTTCTACCCGGCCGTTCAGGAGGCCAAGTCGGTCCTCGATGAGTGGCTGCCGGAGAGCGAGTGGGCGGGCGCCCGCAACCGGGCCATCGCGGAAGCGGTCGTGCAGCGCCTGATCGCTAAGGGCATCATCCAGTCCGACGATCCCGACGAACTCGTGAAGGTGTACTGATGACCGACAACGTTGCCTGGGAACAGACCCTCGACGCCGGGCGCTTCCGCGCGCGGGTGATCCAAACCGAGGATGGCTACAGCGGGCGCCTCGTAGTGACCGTGGTCGAGACCAACGATGTGTTACTGGACGAGCCGGTGGGCATCGCCTACGCGGCGCGCTTCGGCCCTGACGCCGAGGACGTCGGCGTCTGGCAGGCCCGCACCATCTCCGTGGTGGATGACTGGCTGCGCGAGAACGGTGAGGAGGTTCCCGATGCCGATTGAGCCGATGTTCGAGTGTGACAACCCCAAGTGCGAGAACGTGGGGCGACCGGAGTGGGTGCCGCCGCCGCGCTCCAAGAAGCTGCCAGCGCCGCCGTACGGGTGGCTGACGGTCGAGGGCTACTACATGGGCTCCGGGCCCAGCGCCAGGGTCGTGGTGTGTTCAGACGAGTGTTTGGCCCCAGCATGGGAATACGCCATCGAGGAGATCAGGCGCCGTGACCGCGGAGAGTAAGCCCAAGGTGACCGAGAACATCATCGGGGACCCCGAACTCATCGCTCTGTGCGCCTTCTGCGACTACCTGACGCCCTTGGACCAGGACGCCCGTGAGCGCGTGCTGCGCTGGGCCCAGGCCCGCTTCATCGAGGACCCGGAGCCCGATGCGGGTTAAGGCCTGGTGGCTCTGCGACCGCTGCGGCTGGTCTATCCTCGCCAAGCGTGCGCCCAGCCAGTGTCGAGGCTGCGGAACGCTGACGGGAACGTGGACCAGAGTTGTCCTTCCCGGGCCCCCTGTACCGCCTGTGCGAGGATCCTGACTGCTTCTACGCTAAAGGCCACATGCCACCGAAGCAGCATTATCACTTCATCGGAGATTCCCTAAGAGATGCCAGTTCCCAATCCCCCGATACCGGGTCACCACCTCCTCAACGAAGGACACTCGTTTCCGATCTGGGGAGATGGCTGGGAGAAGGCCACGCTCAAGGGTCACGATGGTGGCTGCGAATGCGGCGCCAAGCCGCCCGACTTCCCAAACTTGTCCGCCAACAAGATGAAGGCGTGGCACCGCGGCCACAAGGCGGAACTGCGCGGCGAGCCGATGCGCCTCGACCGTACGATGTTGATGAGGAGAGTCCTTGACGATGCTGAGGCCGCTTTGCGGATGGGCGACTTCGAGCACGTGCAGAAAGTGATCTTCGTATGGTCACAACGCAAGGAGTATCTCTTAGCGGGAGAGGAGTCGTGGGATGCCAACTTCCCCCACCTCGACCCCGATCTCTGACTGCTTCGACTGCGGCGAGCCGCTAGGCGATGACCTGGCGCCCGTGGCGATCTACCAGATCGACGGTACCCAGGGATTCCAGCACCGCTCCTGTGCCCTCAGGAGCGTCATCGGGGGGATCGGGCACCTGTTGGCCCACCCGTACTGGTGCGTCGAACGACACGACCCTGACGCGGGGCTGACGCGGCGACAGAGCGCGCTGCTGGTCGACGCTTGGGTGAAGGTGGTCGGGCTGGAGACGCCGCTGCCCGACTGGGAAACTTCGTCGGCACCTTCTTCGGCCGAGGAATCTCGAACGGATCCGGCGCCGGGTTCGGCCTGAGCTTCGCCACCTTGTGCGATAGCTCGATGTGACTGTCCAGACTTTCTTCGAGCGTCTTGCCCCGTACTTTCCCTACGTGTCCCTTACACGTCGGGCACAGGATCGTCTGTACGGGCACGTAAGTGAAGATACCAGTCGCTAAGAGAAGGGAACGTAAAGGCGACTTTGGTTCCCTTCATGTCGTGAGTGCACGAAGCGATCAAACCCATGTTTGGCGCTTCCGCGGCACCAGCCTCCCCCGAGTTCACGCCGCCTACATCGCATCGCACCTGGTCAGAGGCCTAATGGGACGGCTACGGTACGCGAAGAGGCCCGGAGGCTTCCCGCATGCCCGCATCAGCCTCCGGGCCTCACTCGGTGTCCCCTACCAACCCTCCACAGGTCAGTAGGGAGCGCACCCTACGACATCACCTGTGGGGTGTAGGGCACTGCCAGGCCCTGGCAGCACCGACCCGAGCGGCGATGCGCTCCGCGACGATGATCTGCTCGGCCTTGCTGGCAGCCCCGGCGTACGGGGCAAACTGCGTGCCTCCGAAGCTGCGCCAAGCGCTGTTCATGATCATCAGGCCACCGCTGAACGTGCCGTAGCGGTTGGTGACCTGGCCGTGGTTCCACTGTCCGCCGCTCTCACAGCGGGCCACCGCGTCCCAGTTGACGCCGGAAGCTCCTGTGCTGCTGCCACCGCTGGAACGGCTGCTGGAGCCGCTGGAGCGGGTTGTGGTGGCGCGCGTGGTGGTGGTCTGGCGCTGTGGCTGCGGCGCCGGGTCGGGCTCGACAACGCCATCGTGGTCCCAATCCTGGTGGATCAGAGCCTGGTTCTCCGGGGCGTTGGCGAAGGCCTCGGCTGCCGCTGGATCCTGGCTGTGCCAGTCCATCCAGTGCTGGATCTGGTCGGGTGTGCACGCTGTACCAAGGGCGACGAGCCCTACGACTCCAGCGAGGCTGGCCATCAGGCGTCGTTTCGTCATGGGTTCTCCTCCGATCCGTTACGGTTTCGTAACGAAGGCCGGGAGGCTAGCGCCCGATCTCTAAGAGAAGCAACCCCTGTAGTATCTCCACTGCCATGCCTGCCGAAGAGATCGCCAAGGTACTTCGTGACATCAAACTGGGCAGGGTCTACCAACCGTACACAACAAACAGCTTGATGACCGAGGTCCACCATGCTGAGGTGGTCCGGATCGCCGCCGACGTGATCGACCTGGGTGTGGTGGTCGATGCCACCGCGGTGTACGAGCGCTTCACCCACGAGGACAAGCTGGTCGCCGTCTACGACGACCACATCTGCGCCCCGCCGTGGGACGCAGCCACGATCTGCTACGTGAACGAGTGGGGCAACGTCCACATCAACGTCCTGACGTCGCTGGACCCACCGTTCGACGTCACCTGGCAACCCGACGACCTCGACCACCTCATCGACTGGGGCCGCGTGCGCTGGTGCCTGATGATCAGCCTGTACATGGGCGGGCGGGCCGGTGGTGGCATCCCGGTGCCGGTCCAGGGCCCCCTGTGGATGTGGCGGGTGGCGGTCTACGAGGACGGGACCCCGGCCGACATCCGCTGGTTCGAGGTGTGCAAACTGCCCGCCAACCTGGACTTCGACAACGACATGCTGGTCATCCTGCAGACGCTCAACCTGGCCAACTGCACCAACGTCCAGATCGTGGAGCCGGAGCGCCCGCGGCCCGAGCGCAAGCGCCTGGCCCGCATCGACCCGGGCCTGCGAGTCAGCGAGATCCACATCCGCCCGATCTCGAAGTCATACCGGGGTTTGGGGACTCCTCTGTCCCAGGTGCCGGTGGCAGCCCACAGCGTCCGTGGCCACTTCTCCCGGTACGGTCCGAAGTATGGGCGCGGGCTCCTCTTCGGGAAGTACGAGGGGCGCTTCTGGGTACCCCAGCATCTCCGAGGTTCAGCGGAGGCTGGTGAGGTGGAGCAGACGTACATTGTGGAGGGCTGACCTGATCCCGGCAGGGGTCGTGCTACTTCTTGCTATCGTCGGCCCCCATGTCTGACGCCGCCCGAGCCGACTTCACCGACGACCCCGACTGGGATGCCAAGTACATCGTCTTCAAGCGTGAGGACTTCGAGTCGATGGTCTGGGGCAACTCCAACTACACCCCGTGGGAGATCAAGGACGCCGTGGTCATCCGGCGCCAGGACCTGTTCGCCTCCCCTTGCCTGGCCACCTACGCCGCCTGCATCGCCCTCGTGGCCTCGCGCGAGCAGGACCCCAAGACCAAGACCGAACTCCTCGACATCGCTGACTACTTCGAGCGCCAGGCTCAACTGGCAGCCGAGGAGGGCTTCAAGCTCCCGGACCGGTGAGCACAGGGCGTGTAGCTCAGCGGAAGAGCGCCTGCATGACGCGCAGGAGGTCGGGGGTTCAACACCCTCCACGCCCACGGACGTGTAGCTCAACGGGAGAGCACCTGTCTCACGCACAGGCGACGGGGGTTCGACTCCTCCTGCGTCCACCCGTTTCTGCTCTTTTCTGGTTAGGATGTCACCATGCAGGTCATCGAACTCATCGACAAGCTCGACAAGCTCCCGGAGGACGCCGAGGTTGTCCTTCGGCACCTCGACGGGGAGCGCTACGAGCACGTCACGCTCATCTACGACACCGACCTCAACGAGGTCGTGCTCTTCGACGCATCGGGCGTGCCAGAGTGACACCGTGTTGCCCGAGGAGGAGCTAGCACGGCGCATCCAGTCCTACGTGGCTACCCAGGTGCCACCGGAGCAGGTCGCTCTGGTCAGCCGCGCGGTGGGCATGTGCCTGACCACGCTGATGGCCGACCCCCGGTTCCTCAACGAGCTACAGGTGTTCAAGGATCTCCAGGCCCGGATCGCCTGGCTGCACAACGAGAACATCATGCTCAAGCAGATGGCCACCGGCTCCCCGCGGCGCCCGGCCAAGAAGAAGGCGGCGCCACGCCGCCCCCCGCCGACCAAGATGGCTGGCAACGCCTCCGCTGCGGCGAAGCAGGCGTTCCAGCAGGGCTACTCGTCTCCGTAGTATCACCATGTGGACCCTGACAAGCTGGAGTTCTCAGCACTGCGTCGCGCCCTGCGACAGGGCAAGAGCAAGGTCACCCAGGAGTGGGTGCTGCGCGAGAACATGGTGCTCCACGAGGCCCGGGTCTCCGAGGCGGCGATGGAGTACTTCGAGCGCACCGGCATCCGCCCGTGGTCGCTCGTGGAGGCCCAGGAGATGATGAAGGACCCTGACCTGGAGGAGGCCACGCGGATCTGCATCTACTGCGGCAAGGTGTGCCAGTCTGTGGCTGCCCTGGAAGAGCACGAGGACGACTGTGGCTGAGACCGGTGGTACACGCATCAAGGGCATGCGGGCCCCCAAGGCCGCTGCCTCCCCGCGCAAGCTGCACGCTGGCGTTTACGTCCACGACGAGGCCTACGACGAGGAGCAGCACGACTGCGGCCCGTGGGTCGGCGTCAACTCATCGCGCGTGCGCTCGATCCGCTACGACTACCAGAACCAGGCCGTGCAGGTGCACTGGGTCGGGCGCCCCGACAGCCGGGGCTACGTCTACCAGGACGTGCCCGAGGACATCTTCAACGCCTTCATCCGCAGCAACAGCAAGGGCAAGTTCGTCAACTCCACGATGAACGGCTTCGACTACCGCCCGATGACGGTGGACGAACTCGACGCCCCCTCCAACGATGAGCGCCGCACCCACGGCCCGGCCCGTCCGACCGTCTCGGCAGCCGGTGGCGCCGCTGTTGTCGGCTCCAGCCGGGCCCGGGGTGGCTGGCAGAACACCTCCGACATGGCCAAGCACCTGGGCGTCACCCAGCGCACGATCCAGCGTCGTGCCGCCGCCGGTCGCGTCACCGCCACCAAGGTCGGTGGCCGCTGGATGGTCAGTACGTGATCCGAGTCCGGGGCGTCCCCATTTACTGGGGAATCGAGACAGAACCTGTTGACCGATCCTTCTGGTGCTACTCGGTCCTGCATGAGACGCTGCCGCCCTTCCGGCACAGCACCTATGGCCTCCGGATCCGCATCTCGCTCAAACACTGGTTACACGTGGGGACATTCCTCTACGATCGCAACCCGAACTTCTACTCGCTGAGGTTGAGCCCTGATGAGATCCGGAAGTGGAAGGGCGGGATTCCGCAGGAGGAGCCAGAGCCCGACCTTGAGCCCAGCGACGAGGTTCGACGTCTGGACGACGGAGGACGTCTACACGGCGCTGGAGACGATGGTCAGCGAGGTGACGCACTCGCTGGACCACTACCGCCAGTGTGACGCCCAGCAGAAGGCCCAGGTGCTCGCCCTGACCGAGACGCGCCTGCTCACGGCCCTGGAGGCGACCCGGACGCTTCGCCGTCGTGCTGCACAAAGGTTTTGATACACTTTGCGCTGCATGCGACGACCAGCGACCCCACCAGGAGCACACCCATGGCAGACGACTACCAGTACACGATCGAGCTACGGATCATCCGAGGCGAAGGCTTCGAGATCGTCCGGCACCACGTGGCCAAGACCCCCGAAGACGCCGAGGCGTTCGTGGAGGCCCTGCGCGACACCTCGTACCAGCGCCTGGAGGTGACCTGGCAGTCGGTCGAACCGAACGCCGAGGGCAACATGTACGGCCTGGCCCCAGGGGGCGTCGTGTACGCCATCGTGGTGTTGCCGCCGCTCGTCGCCGCATGAGTCTGGAGGATCGAATCGCCGCCCTGGAGGCCAGGGTCGATCACCTGGAGCGAGAACGATCAGGCCGCAAACCGCTGCCCATCGTGGTGTCCCAGGACGGGGTCTGTGGGGTCGACCCTGAGGGGGACAGCACCGACTGCCCCTACGCCAGCCTCTACCGGCGCCAGAAGGGGTGCAAGGGCGTCGCCTGCAAGCGCATCTCCAGCGAGTACTGGCACGACTACCGCCAGGAGCGCGCCGCCCTCAGCGTTGCCCCCCGGAAGCGCCGCAAGTAGCCTGCTCAGAAGGCGTCTCACTCTTGTCAGGGGTGGCTGATGCCGGTTCGGGAGAGGAGTCGGGTTCGCCCGGCTCCTCTTTCACGTCGGGGCTATAGCTCAGGTGGTGAGAGCGCGTCGCTGATAACGACGAGGCCGCTGGTTCAACTCCAGCTAGCCCCACGCGTGCCAAGCTGGTCACGTGACCTTGGAGATCACCGATCTCGGGTACGGACCAGACCCCGAGGAAGAGGAACCCGACGACCCCTCTTTGCTCGCTGACGACCCAGAGCCGGAGACCATCGACCTCGATCCCGACCTGGCCGGGTTCGTGGACGAACTCATCAAGCGCATCCTGCTGTTCTGCGAGGAACTGGCCGACATCGAGTTGTTCCCCTACCAGCGCGAGCTTGGCTACCGCATCATCGAATCGATCATCCTCAAGGACGCCGAGGAGATCACCGGCCTGCAGTCGCGCCAGTCGGGCAAGTCAGAAGTCATCGCCACCGTGCTCGCTGGGTGCATGGTTCTGCTACCAAAGTTGGCTTTGACCTTCCCCATCCTGGAACGGTTCCGCAAGGGCCTGATGGTGGGGATCTTTGCTCCGGTGGACGACCAGGCCGACATCGTGTTCTCCCGCATTGTCACCCGCCTCACCAGCGATCAGGCCCAGAAGCTCCTCCTCGACCCAGAGATCGATGAGCGCGTGGACGGCAAGTCGAAGATCATCCGCCTCCGTGGCGGCTCCTTCTGCCGCCGTCAGACGGCCAACCCGCGCGCGAAGATCGAAGGCGCGTCGTATCACATCATCATCATCGACGAAGCCCAGGACGCCGATGAAGCCGTGATCCGCAAGAGCATCCACCCGATGCTCTCCTTCTACGCCAGGTCGATCGTCAAGATCGGCACCCCCGGGTATCACAAGGGAGACTTCTGGAAGGCCATCCAACTCAACACGCGTCGTAACACATCACGACGGGCCCGCCAGAACCACTTCGAGTACGACTACAAGGTCGTCTCGCGCTACAACCAGGACTACGCACGCTTCATCAAGGCCGAGAAGATCCGCCACGGTGAGGACTCCGAGTTCTTCCAGATGTCCTACGCCCTGCGGTGGCAACTCGACCGAGGCATGCTGATCACGGAGGACGACCTCGACTACCTGGCCGATCCTTCGATGCAACTGGTGCGAGGCTGGACCCGCACCCCGGTCGTGGTCGGTGTCGACCCGGCCCGCGTGAAGGACTCCACCGTCGTCACCGTCATGTGGGTGGACTGGGACTTCCCTGACGCCAGCGGGTTCCGGGAGCACCGGATCCTCAACTGGCTGGAGATCCAGAACACCGAGTGGGAGGAGCAGTACTGGCAGATCATGGAGTTCCTCGATCCCTACGACGTCGCCTACATGGCCGTCGATGCCCAGGGGATGGGCTCGGCCGTCGCTGACCGGTTCAAGCGCCTGATGGGCTCGCGCTGTGAGGTGATGCCCCTGTCGTCGGACTCCAAGAACCAGTCCGACCGCTGGAAGCACCTCATCGAGTTGATGCAGCGCAAGATGTTCGTCTACCCCGGGCACTCCAAGGCGCGGCGCACGAAGGTGTGGCGCCGGTTCCGCCAGCAGATGACCGACGCCGAGAAGATCATGAAGGGGCAGTATCTCCTCATCCAGGCGCCCAACGAGCGCGAGGCCCACGATGACTACGTGGACAGCGCCGCATTGGCCTGCGCCTGCTCGATGTTCGACTCGGTCCCGTATGTGGAGCAGGTCAACAGCCCGTTCTTCGAGAGGCGCTGAGCAGAAGAGTCCTGGTGAGACAACCAAAGGGATCTATGCTCCTGGCAAACCGTCCTTTGGAGGAGGGCTCATGAGCTACCGCCCCGACAGCGGCTACGAGCACGTGCTCGCTGTCAACACCGCCCGTCGTGGCCCGCTCCGTTTCGAGGAGGGCGTCGCGACGGACACCGACATCCCCAACGACTTCGGCGTGGGGGCCTACGGAGATCCTGGTGGTGACGGTCGCGGCCGTCCGTTCACGCCGTGGAAGGACGCCGCCGAGACCACGCGCGAGCGTGCTCATGTCGGCTCGGCGTCGTGGATCGAAGCCCCCACGATGCTCTCGGACTTCGTGATCGGCGCCTCGATCGGTCAGGGCCCGCCGCAGTTCGAGTACGAGGTCGGCTCGGAGCAGCGCCTGTACCGGATCAACCCGGCTCAGGTCAACGACTGAGCCATGGCGACCGCCAAGAAGGCGGCGCCCAAGCGCAAGCCGTTCATGACGGTCGGCGCACCAGGACCGAAGTCCCCGCACATGGCCTCCGGGATGTACCCGGAGAAGACCCAGCGGGGCACCTCGGCGGGGGGAGCGGCGACGACGGGCGGCGTCCGCTCCCCCATCGTCGCTGAGACGGGGCAGATGGGGCGCCCCAAGTCGAACCTGGGCCAGTACCTCATCAAGCCCTCGGCCAACACCCTGACGGGCTACGAGATGCTCAACGACAACCCCGACGTGGTGGACCAGGTCCACCAGAAGTTCCTCAAGGCCTACGAGTTGCCGCCCCACCTCCAGCCGACCCGCTTCCGGGCCCCCACCGTGGAGCACAACCGCGCGCTGGCCATCAGCCGGGGATGGCGAGCACCAAGGAGCCGATCGCGATGAGCCTGAGCCCCCAGCAGTTCGCAGAGATCCACTCACGCCTCGCATCCGAGGGCGGGTTCACCGTGAACCCCAAGAGCGGCGAACGGGTCACCAAGGGCATCTCAGTGGCCCCTGCGTCCAACGAGCGCCAGATCCCGGTGTCGCAGTCCACGCCCGAGTCGCTGGCGACGTACCACGGCGAGAACACCGCGCGGTTCGCCAAGGGGGCCTCACTGGGCGGCTGGCGCTTCCAGGGGACCGACTACCTCGACACGCCGACGGTGTACCCCAACACGCCGGGCGGAGTCTCGCGTAGCCGTCGCCAGATGCTGGCCAGCAACCAGATCGCCAGCTTCAACCTCTCGGACTTCTCGGAGTCGTTCAACCCGTACCACGCCGAGAACCGCAAGGGCGACATCCTCGCCCACGACACGCCCGAGCAGCGCAAGACGTGGACCGAGATGCCCCGCAACGTCGGGCGCACCGAGCGCGGTCAGACGATGCTCAAGCGCGAGAACCTCACGCCCCAGATCGTCAAGAGCCACAAGTCCAGCGCGGCCGACGTCACCGGTCAGGCGGTCTCGTTCTCGTGACGCTCGCTCCGCACCGCGCTGGCCGTCGAGAGCAGCTTGGTGAAGCCCCACTGGTCGCGCCCCGTCGAGGCGCTCACCATGATGCGGTACCAGTCCACCTGCTCTTCCAGTTCGGTGTCGGTGAGATCCCGCAGCAGGTCGGCGTGGTCTCCGGTCTTCCCCTGGAGATGGTTCACAGCGTTCACCGGGACATCCTAGCAAAGGAAACGATGTCTTATGCCTAGCTACACCAAGCGCGGCGGTGATCTGGTGCAGCCGACGACGTCCGAGACGTTCAGCATCAACAACCCCCAGCACCGGGCGGCGGCTGCCGTGCGTCTGGCCAACTGGGGCCTGCAGGGGTCAAAGTCGGATCTGGCCACCGGCAAACAGTGGTATCACACGGCTCACGAGATCGTGGGTGAGAACGCCCGCACCCACGGCATCTCGATGGAGAAGGCAGCCGCCGTCACCTCGATCCTGTCGCCGGGCTCGGACTGGTCCAGCCGCAACATCGGGGCCCTCTCCCAGGCCATCGGCATCCGCCCCCACGAGTGGGCCGACATCAAGGCCTCGCGGTTCTCCCAGCAGGCCGACCTGGAGCGGCGCCGTGCCGCCGGAACGGCCGAGAAGGGCGAGCGGGTCAAGCGCCACGGCGACATCCAGGCCATGCTCACCGAGCGGGCCCCGCTGTTGGGCGGCTCGACCGACGTCCAGTTGCTCAAGTCCCACGACGTGCTGACCGGGGCCAAGACCCCGGCCGACGTGTTCCCGCGCGAGACCAGCCCCAAGACCAAGGCCTTCTACCACGGCCTCTTGAAGCCCGGGCACATGGGCGGACAGGTCCCCATCGACTTCCGGATGGCCGACATCGCCCACAACACGATGCGGGCCTACAAGGTCGAGCGTGACATCGGCTACGACCGAACCACGCGGGCGCAGCGGGCAGCGGGCCAGACCGAGTCCACCTACGCCGCCCACGAGCGCCTGATCGGTGAGGCCGGGCGCGCGATGGCGATGCGGGGAGGACGCCAGTTCGCCGGGATGAACCAGCCGTTGAAGGCCCAGGCCTACCTGTGGCACCTCGGCAAGGAGCAGGAACTGCGCCACCCGGAGGCCAAGCAGTCCCGTCTGAACCCGGGCCAGGCCTTCACCGGCCCCAAGCGCACCGGGCAGCGCTACACGTCCGAGTCGGGAGCGGCGTCGTGGTGAGCGACCTCGCGCAGCAGGTCGAGGGCCAGCATCTGGGCTGCCGCGACCACCGCGATGTCCCCGCCGCCGATCGAGCCGTAGGCCTCGTTGGTCTCCAGCAGGAACTCGAAGACGTCCCGGGGGACTTCAACGACCTCAGTGCTGCGCGGGCCCTTGAAGTGCTTCGTCCAGGCCTTGAGTCCGTTCTTGTCCATGGGGGCCATGATACCAGGAGCCCCCACTAATGCCACTCAAGCCCGAGGAGCGCTACACCGAGGCTGAGAAGTACCAGCGTCGCGTGGACACGCTGGAGTGGAAGCCCAACGTGATGACCGAGGACGAGCGCCTGGAGCGCCGTCGGGTCGATGCAGGCATCGCCTTCGAGATGATGCCGCAGACGCGCTGGGACCACTTCAACAAGGGCGCCACCGACCACCTGCCGAAGGAGTCGTGATGGGGAAGAAGCCGTCCAACTACGA